AATGACACCCGCGAAGGGTCGGGAGATTCCCGTTTGTTATCAATCACTTAGGGGGGGGGCCATGAAACCCGTCGTCGTTCCTGCGTAACTCGGGCGCCGTCACGGAATATTGAAAAATTCAGAAAATGAAAACGAAAATGAAAATCAGAAAGCGTCACAGAGGTCTTGGCTCTGTTTTCCCCTCAGAGCCTTTCTCAGGAGGTTTGCGGAGAATAGGCCACCCATGTAGCCCCGAATACCTTCTTCGCGCTCTAAGGCCCCTCTGAGGCGATTCTAGACGGTATCGGTCAGGATATCGAGGCTGCTTCTGCCCCGTCGAGTCCTATAGAACAGTATATAGACCCTTTATATACCAGTATACTGTAATATATTAGATTGATTGTTATACTAACCTTTATACTAACCTTTATACTAATCTTTATAAGACCTATATAATGTTCTATATATAGTATATAAGTATATATTATAACAAAGATTTACTCATTTGTCAAGTAAAATCGGACATAAGAATGAAGATTTTTTTGTCTACTAGGGACGAAGTCCCGGATTACTGCGGCTGAACCGCGTTTTCAGGTGTCTCCCCCGCTCGTCCCTCCGGGACTCGCACCCCCGTTTAAGGGTTTCAGAAAACTATTTTCAACAGATTGCATTTTTTACTTGACATTTGTCTCAAAATCTGGTATAATATAGTATAGGGTTTGAAAGAAGAGAAAATTTTTGATGAAAACCACCCGTCCTAACACCAAAGGCCGTCAAGCCGCCCAGAAGAAGTACAACGCAAAGCCTGAACAGCTCAAGCGACGTGCCCAGAGGAACGCTGCCAGAGCCAAGATGGTCAAGGCCGGAAAGGTCCGTAAGGGAGACGGCAAGGACGTCGACCACAAGAACCATAGAACCTCCGACATGTCGATGAAGAACCTTCGGGTCCAGTCGAAATCAAAGAATCGGTCTAACAACCGACCGGGAAAAAAGAAATGAGCAAGGCGACGGGCAAGGCCCGACACCCACACGACTCGAAACGACCGACCCCGAAGGGCGTCAAAAACGCACTCGAGGCAGACGACATCAAGGCCCTCGAGACCGCACTCACCCCTCGCCAGAGGGCATTCGCACGGGAATACGTCGTCGATTTCAACGCCTCTGCCGCCGCCTTGAGGGCCGGTTATTCCAAGGCTTACGTCGACCGACAGGCATATATCCTCATCCGTCACGAAGGCGTCAAGCGTCTCGTCGATGAACTCATGACGTCCAAGGAGGCGAAGATCACGGCAATCGATCCCGACTACGTCGTCGCCCAGGTGACGGCTATTATCTCGAAGCCAGAGGCCAAGGACGGCGACCGTCTACGGGGCCTAGAGCTCCTGGCTCGACACCTAGGGATGTTCATCGATCGGACCGAAATCACGGGCCGAGACGGTGAGGCGATCCAGTACGAGAAGGTACAAAATGAAGCCGCAGATTTCGCCCGCGCAATATCTGGCCTCGCTGCCCGAAGAGCAGAGGACGAGGCTCCTTCAGGAACTACCCACTGAGACACAGGCTCAGTTGAAATATCAATGGGATTTCTGGGCCAGGCCTAACCAGCTCGAGCCCGAAGGGGATTGGAACACCTGGTTCATCCTCGCAGGTCGTGGTTTCGGCAAGACTCGGACGGGAGCCGAAACCATCAGGAAGTGGGTCTGCGGATCCACCCCCTTGGGCCCAGGCCAGTGTTCGAGAATCGCTCTAGTCGCAGAGACGTCTGCCGACGCCCGAGACGTCATGGTGCTCGGTGAGAGCGGCCTGTTGGCCGTCCATCCACCGGACTTCCGTCCGACCTACCACCCCTCTAAGCGTGTAGTCGTGTGGCCCAACGGGGCCCAGGCCTGGCTGTATAACGCCACAGAGCCCGACCAGCTTCGTGGTCCCCAGCATGACGGAGCCTGGTGCGACGAACTCGCTAAGTGGGACTACGCCCAAGAGATGTGGGACCAGCTTCAGTTCGGTCTCCGCCTAGGCGACCGTCCCAGGACTATCGTCACGACGACTCCCCGTCCTATCCCTCTTGTCAGGTCTTTGATCAAAGACCCTTACGTCGCAGTCACCCGTGGCTCGACCCGAGACAACGCCGTCAACATGGCCGAGTCCTTCATGCGTGAGATCGAGAACAAGTACGGTGGCACCCGGCTGGGCCGACAGGAACTCGACGGCGAGATCCTCGACGACATCCCCGGCGCCCTCTGGAACCGTGAGATGCTTGACGGCATCCGGTTGAAGGAGGCACCTGAACTCGACCGTGTAATCGTCGCAGTCGATCCCGCGGCTAGTAACAACGAGGGTTCGGACGAGACGGGTATCGTAGGAGTCGGTGTCGCAAGAGACGCAGACGGATACGCAAAGGGTTACGTACTCGCAGACCGATCGCTCAAGGGTTCTCCCGAAGAGTGGGCAAGGGCAGCCGTCCGGCTGTACCGGGAACTAGAGGCAGACAAGATCGTCGCAGAAAAGAACCAAGGCGGGGACATGGTGGCAGCAGTCATCCGTGCCGTCGACCGTTCGATCCCCGTGACACTCGTCTCGGCGACAAGAGGCAAACATGTACGTGCAGAACCTATCTCGGCGCTTTACGAACAAGGTCGGGTCCATCACGTCGGACGCCTTGACAGGCTTGAAGACCAGATGTGCCTTTTCTCTATCGACAACCTACGAACCCCTAGCATGGGCTCTCCTGACCGGGTCGATGCGCTTGTCTGGGGCCTGACAGAAGTCTTCGACAAGATCACTTCCCGTCGCCGAGGCGCGAGGGTCGAAGGACGCGACAAGGAAGAGAAGTACAAACCAAGTGGATCTCTTTCCCACTTACCTACAGGATGGATGGCATGATCGAACAAGAGGGCTTTGAGCCCGGCGAGACGGACGTCTCCGAAGAGACTTCAGAGCCCGCACGGGAGGTAGACGCCCTCGAGTTCTCTGACAACGTCAAGAAGGATTACGTCCCGGACGGTTTTGATTCCGTCGAAGACTACCTCAAAGACATGCGAGAGGAGTACGAGGCGAACCTCGATTTCGATCGCGAGAACCGTCGAGAGGCGGAAGACGACAAGATGTTCGCCGCCGGCGAGCAGTGGGACCCCCAGGTCCTAGAGCACCGGACGGGTCTTCCCTGTCTCGTGATCAACCAGATCCCTCAGTTCACTGCCCAGCTGGTAGGTGACTGGCGGCAACAACGGAATTCAATCAAGGTCCTGCCTGGCGAAGACGGTGATGTCGATATTGCATCGGTTCGCGGGGACCTGATACGTTCTATCGAGTACAAGTCTCGAGCCGACCGTGTCTACGACATGGCGTTTGAGAGCACGGTCCAGTGCGGTGACGGGGCCTTCCGGGTCGCCGTCGAGTACGCAAAGGACGACGTATTCGATCAGGACGTCTTTATCCGACCGATCGACGACGCACTCTCGGTCGTCTGGGACAGGATGTCGATCGATCCGACAGGGCGTGACGCCCGACGGGTATTCGTCGAAGACAAGATCCCCCAGAAGGAATTCGACCGGAAGTGGAAGGGTGCCGATACGTCGATTCTCTCCCGTGGCGAGACGATCTCCTACCGACGTGGTGGCTGGATCGACGACAAGACCGTCCGAGTCATCGAAGACTGGCGTCTTATCGAACGCGACCGGCTCGTCTGTCTCTTCCAAGACGGAAGCATCAGGGCAGTCGACGCCAAGAACATGGATGATCTGACGACGAAGCACGGCCCTCCTCTCAAGGTACGTGTCGCCCCTTGTCTCTACGCCCAGATGCACCTCGTCACCGGCTGGAAGATTCTTTCCGGTCCCTACGAGTACCGCCTCAACAGGCTTCCCATCGTCCGTATGACGGGTCGGGTAGTCAACGTAGCAGGCAAGCGTGTCCGTTACGGGCTTGTCCGATTCATGAAGGACCCAGCCCGGCTGAGGAACTTCTGGCGATCGGTGGCTGCCGAACAGCTAGGCTACGCACCCAAGGCCCAGTGGATCGCTCCTGAGAGCGCCGTCGAAGGCCGTGAAGAGCAGTTCCGCAAGGCCCACCTGTCCCGCGACCCATTGATGGTCTACAACGACGGCGCCGAAGCGCCGCCCCAACGTCTCGAACCTCCTGCACCCCAGATGGCCCTCTTGAACGAGGCAAACATCAACACCCAGGACATGAAGGACGTCACGGGGATCCACGACGCCTCCCTCGGTATCCGGAGTAACGAGACGTCGGGTAAGGCGATCATGGCTCGACAGCGAGAAGGCGACGTCGCGTCGCTGACGTTCTACGACAACGGTAACGCGGCGCTTCTCGAGGCCGGGGACATCATCAACCAGCTTATCCCGCAGATCTACGACGGAACCCGAACGGTTCGCCTGATCGGGGAAGACGAGTCTGCCAAGCTGCAGAAGATCAACGATCCTTACGATCCCGAATCGCCCAACCTGGCCGTAGGCAATTATGACGTCGCACTGTCGACCGGGGCGTCTTACACCACCCGTCGCGCAGAGGCGGCAGAGGCGATGATGCAGTCGATTCAAGTCTGGCCGCAGTTGATCCAGGTGGCAGGCGACGTGATCGCCAAGTCCCAGGATTGGCCAGGGGCAGAGAAGATCGCCGAGCGGCTCAAGAAAACCATCCCACCCCAGTACCTCGACGAAGAGGACCGGAAGGCGATGGAGGCTGCGGGTGTCGGTCAGCAGATCGATCCAGAACAGGCACAGCAGGCTATGCAACGTCTGCAGGAGCTCGAAATGGAGAATCAGACGCTGCGACTCGAGGCCAAGAATCGTGACGAAGAGCTTGAGATCAAGCGCTACGACGCGCATACCCAGAGAATCCGGGCCCTGTCGGACAACCAAGTCGACGGGACACAGCTGGAACAGAACGCGATCGCCGAAGTCCTTGCGCATAGCCGCGAGGTCGAGAAGCAGATGGTCGAAAAGGAATCCTCTTCGGAGGAGACGGAGTCTGAGACTCCTGAATGAGTACCACGGGTCCGGGGGTCTTGCTGCACCCCCGGGTAGCCTGCCTTAAGCAGTCGGTTGAAGGACCGCTACATGACTGAACAGACGATTCCCGTAGACACGGACAACCTTGAAGACTTCGAAGCCCTCTTCACGGGTAAGGCACGGCCTGCCGAACCAGAAGCGAGCAAAGAAGAGGCCACTTCTCAGGAGCCGGAAGAAAAGGGGACGTCGATCCCCGAGGACGATTCCCTCGAACAGGTAGAGACAGAGGACACTGAAGACACTTCTGTCTTCAAGGTGAAGCCGAAGAAGACTGCCAAAGAACGAATCGACGAACTGACTGCGGCACGTTATGCCGCCGAACGACGGGCTGAAGAAGCGGAGCGTCTGCTTCGAGAAGCCCAGGAAAAGAAGACTGATACTGATACCAAAGACGTAAAGGCGATCCAGCCCGCGGTGGAATCCGCTGGTCCGACCCCCGACGACGTCGACGAGAATGGTGAACCCCTTTATCCTCTGGGTGACTTCGATCCGAAGTTCATCAAGGCCATCGTTAAGTTTGAAAACGATCTCGAGAGGGCCGAGGCAAAGCGGGCCGCAGAAGCGGAACGAGAACGGCAGGCGACTGAATCCGTCCGGAACGAACTCCAACGTTCCTGGCAGGAAAAGGTGTCTACGGCAGAAGAGACGATCCCGGATCTCCGTGAAAAGGGTGCGTTGCTCGAACAGGCTTTTGAAACCATCGAACCCGCCTATGGCGAGTATCTCGCGACGACGATCATGGCGATGGACCATGGCCCTGAAGTCTTTTACTACCTGTCTTCGAACCTCGACGTCGCGAAGGATATCGCATCCCTCGGTCCCGTCGCAGCCACCGTCGCTCTCGGCCGACTGGAAGCCCAGTTCCTGAGTGACACGAAAGAAAAGAAGGTCAAAGTGACCGAGGCACCTGAACCGCCCCCGACCCGCGCCCGCGGTACCGGTGGTCGTCACGACGTCCCGGATGACACCGACGACCTTGCAGCCTTTGAGAGGAAGTTCTTTGGGAAATAAACCAGGCTTCGCAAAGGCATATAAGGAAGAGTAAATGACTGTTACCGTTACCCAGCAGAAGCTGGTTCTCAATGCCTTTGCCGCCCAGTTCCAGAACAACCTGATTGCCGCGGACCTCGTGTCCTGGAAGCAGCATGACGGCGAGATGAACGACCGCAACGGGCTCCAGGTGATCGAACAGGTCGGCCCCCGTTACGCCGTGACTACGACCACGGATGGTGTCAAGGACCTCAGCTCGGGCGTCCAGGACAGCGTCTTCGGTTCGGAAATCTTCAAGGTGAATAAGACCTTCGGGACTTCGATGGGTTGGGGCGATTTCGTCAAGATCCGTGACCTTGATTCGGCCCGCGAGTCGGAAGCCCTCAAGAACGCAGCCACCCAGCTTGCAGAAGCCATCGACGCCTACGTCCTTTCGTACGCAGTCCTGGCCTCGAACAACTGGACCGGTACCGCAGCGGGTGTCACCGTAGCCGACTACACCGACGTCGCGACGGCATACACCCGTCTGAAGGAAGAGGGTGTCGGCGACGAAGACCTCCGCCTTGTTCTGTCGTATGCCGACCGTCAGGCTCTGGCCGAGACGCTGGTTGCCTACCCGGCGACTGACAGTCTCGCAACCGGTGCCTTCCGTTCTGGTTTCGCAGGTGAGGTCAACGGTATTCCTACCGTCTTCACCCAACAGCTTCCGTCACTGACTGTCGGCTCCCGTGCCGCCTCCGGTGCCGCGCTGATCAACGGTGCAAGCCAGAACGTCGACTACTCGACTGTCGCCACCTCGGGTGCTCCGGGGCAGTACATGACGCAGACGATCGCGATCGACGGTCTGACTGGTTCGCAGACGATCAAGGACGGTGAAGTCTTCACGATCGCAGGCGTCTATGCCTACGACAACCGTGCAGGCGCCGTCCGTTCGAACCTTCAGCAGTTCCGAGTCGTTGGCGACCATACCGCGACGACTGGCGCAATCGCCGCCCTCCGTATCTTCCCGGCGATCATCGTCCCGGGTTCGGGTTCGGGTGGTGCGATCCTGGTGAATACCGCCCATGCGACGGTGGACGCAGCCCCGGCTAACGACGCCGCGATCACGTTCGTAGGCACGGCCTCGACGGCCTATCGCCCGCGTGCCCTGATCCAAAAGGGTGCGATCGTCGTAGACACCGCCGATCTGATCCTGCCTGCCACCGGTACCGCGACCCGCAAGAGCCTGTCGAAGGTTCCTCTGTCGGTCCGCATGTGGCAGCACTCGGACTTCGGGACCGGCGACCACAGCGTCCGTTTCGACGTCGCTCTGACTGCCAACGTCCGCGAACGTCGGCGTATCGTCCGTCTCAACGGCGTCGCCTAATAAAAAGGGGGAGTCTTTCGGGGCTCCCCCTCCTTTTTACAGGAGATTCAATGGTTCCTTTCAAACCCAAGGCCACGGCGACGGTCAACTTCGACCGCCTTACGAAAGTCGTCTTAGACACGGTAGAAGCCTGGCCTGTCGCCCCTTCCGACCTCCTATAAGGAAACCCGATGACTGTCTCGACTATTATCACCGACGCCCTGCGCGAAAGCAACCTGCTGATGGTCGGGCAGTCTCCCACTACGGAAGAGACGACAGAGGCTCTCCGTCTCTTGAACCGTTACGTCGCGAGTCTCTTCTCGTTCGAGCTCGGCGAAGAACTCCAAGATCTCGGTTACGGAGAGACGAATGTAACGACTCCGGAACTTATCTCCTTCTCTTTCGACGACATCGATTCCCGTTTCGTCCCTTCGAACACCCGGCTGGTCTGTAACCTCGCAGCGACGAAAGTGATCGATCTCAACCCGGCCCCGGCGGACGGAGAGCGTGTCGCGGTCATCGACGCATCGAGTAACTTCGCGACGTATAACCTGACCCTGAACGGGAACGGGAGGACCGTCGAATCCGGTGTCGATCTCAATCTGCACGAAGACGGTCTCAACCGTGCCTGGTTCTACCGGGCCGACCTAGGGGATTGGAAGCGTGTTGCGGATCTCACGACTTCTGACGACAACCCTTTTCCGCAAGAATTCGAAGACATGCTTGTCATCGGGCTGGCTCTGCGCCTAAACCCACGGAACGGTGTCGTCCTCGACGCCCAGTCGGGTAACAGGTATACCGAACTGATGCGCAAGTTTAAGTCGCGTTACAAGCAGTCTCGAGAGTCTTCGTCGGAACTCGCCCTTCGCCGGTTGCCGTCTAGTAAGATGTATCAGTATGGCGTAGACAGCCAGACGTTTAATCGAGGAAGAACCTGGTGAAGACTCTAGACCTAGCGAAGAGTAACTACGATCGTGGCGTCGCCAAGGCGTCACAGATTCCTTTGAAGAATCGTTTCTTCGAACAGAATCCGGCTCTCAACGACTCAGGTGCGTCGGCGATCTCTCGTCCGAGTCTCAAGAAATTCATCGAAGTCGGCACCGGGCCTATCCGTAAGCTGTATTCAGCCTCGGGCGTATTCAGCAACGATCTCTTCACCGTATCCGGAACGGATCTCCATCGTGTCGACTCGACCGCAGGGACGTCTCGGAGCATCGGGACGATTTCTTCCGACACCGTCGGCGACATCGCGATGGCTGCTACTTCTCCGATAGGAGACACGGTCCCGGCCTTCCTCTTTATCGCCGAGGGAGGTCTTCTCTGGGTCTACACAGAAGACGGCCAGGCGATCGGACACCTGCAGGCTTCGGGCAATCCTACCGCCGGTGACACCGTTACGATCGGGACGACTTACTACAAATTCGTGTCGTCGGGACTGGATACCGGATCTCCTGCCGGGACGCTTGCCAACCCTTGGAACGTACTGATAGGCGCCACAGGACCTTTGTCTCTGGCGAATCTGTTCAAGGCTATCAACGATTCCGGGACCCCGGGGACGGACTATTCGACCGTTCTTGTCGGACACACGACTGTGACGGCGACGAATTACTCGGGTAACGACCTATACGTAGCGGCTGTAGAGACAGGGACGACCGGTAACGCGATAGCGACCACCGAGACGTCTTCCGTCCTCGCCTGGTCTGCGGCGACGCTGGAACAGGGCGGCGACGAGATGCTTCGGCAGATCCCGCTCCCCGACGACGTCGGTGCGGTCTCCCTGGCGCATATCAATTCGTACGTCATCGTGATTCCGATCCAGACCGGTGCGATCACCGGAAGGTTCTATTACATCAACCCAGGAGAGACGGTCATCGATCCTCTCTCCTACGCCACAGCAGAACGGAGTCCTGACGGGATCCAGCAGGTGGTTGTCTTCGGCGAGATGTTCTGGCTCTGTGGCCAGAAGACGACCGAACCCTGGATCACTACAGGGAACCCTGACGAACCCGTGACCCGCTTCTCGGGGATCTTGTTCGACAGAGGCACCTGGGAGGGAACCGCGATCCAGGTAAAAGACAGCCTGATCGTCGTCGACGAAGACGGGGCAGTTTTTCAGATCGGGCAAGGCTCGAAGCGGATCTCGATCCCGGCGGTAGAAGAGCGACTCCGCAGGGCGATTTTGAACCAGGCTCTAACGGAGTAAACACATGGCTATCGTATGGATGGACAATTTTCAAGGCTACGGCGTCGGACAGAATTCGACCGTCCGTCAGAAGCTTCTCGACGGCGCCTATGCCGCCTGTGAGAACACTGTAAACGGCGGGACGCAGGAAGACCCGGATCCTAACGGGACGAACACCGTCTTCTTCGTCGGCTCAGACACCGACGCACTCCGCTACGCAGTCGCGACTCCTGGGGACGTCTACGGCGTAGCCCTCCGTGTCTACCTGAATCAGCTTCCGGCCTCGGCTTCTAACGAAGCCCATCCGATTTCGTTCAGGAACATCGACAACAACGACCTCGTTCGCATCACGGTACGGTCTAACGGGGCGATTACGGCTTACAAGGGGACGACGGCACTCGGAACGACTGCAGGTCCTGTCATCACGGCACAGTCTTGGAAGCATATCGAGGCCAAGTGTGTCATCCACGCTTCAACCGGGTCGGTAGTCGTCAAGGTAGAGGGTGTCACCGTCCTGAATCTGACTGGCCTCGACACAACGAGGACCGATGGGTTTAACGACATCTGCCAGATCGCGATGGGTTGTGACGCGTCTTCGAGCACCAGCTACCACGTCACCGACTTCATCGTCTGGGACGACAGCGGTACGGTGAACAACGACTTCGTCGGCCCCTGCGCCGTCTATCTCCTGCAGCCAGACGGGGACGTGTCTTCGGGCTGGGCCAGCACGGGTGCGAATAAGTACGGAGTCATCGACGAGCTAACCCCCGACGACGCAGACTACATCTCGGCAGACGCGACACTCCCTGCCGCGACTATCGTCACACTAGAGAACCTCCCCGACGACGTCGTTGCCGTAAAGGCTTTGATGACTGTCGTCCGAGAGAAGAAGTCTGACGGCGGTGACGCCCAGACTCAGGTGTCTCTTCTGTCTTCTGGCGACGCAGACGACGGCCAGGATCGGGTGATCTCGACGGCCTATACTTACCACGCAGACGTGTCGGAACTCGATCCCCACGTCGCCGCAGTCTGGACTCCTACGACGGTTAACGCAGCGACTCTGAAGATCGCACGGACCGTCTGAGTCTCTAAGAAGGAAACGAAATGGTAGCCGCCGTAACGACCAACGTCTCTCAGGCGTATACCCTCGCGACTGTGACGGCGGAGGCGACCGCCTACCTGTCTCAGGCCTATGTCCTGGCTGCAGGCGACCTCGACTCTTCGAGCACCGTCAGCGTCGCACAGGCGCATGTCCGTGTCGCGACGACGTCGGAAATCACCGTCAGTGTATCCCAGGCCTACGTCCTCGTAGCCGTACGGATGCAGTCGGATAACCCGAACGTCCGTGTCTGGACGTTTACTCTCGACGGCCACGACTTCTATGTTCTCCGACTCGGAACGTCCGAGACGCTTGTCTACGACACCTTGACGGGGCAATGGTCTGTCTGGGGTTCTGGTGTCACAGGACTCTGGAAGGCCTACACCGGGGTCAACTGGGACGGGGGGAATCGCTGGGCCGCCGGTTACGGGAGTAACGTCATCGTGGGTGACGACACCAACGGGAGCCTCTACTTCCTCGATCCAGACGGGGTCGCAGACGACGACTCTTACTCCGGATCAGACAGCCGACACTCTTTCGAGAGAGAGGTGACTGCGTTCGACACGTTACACGGAAGGGCTGCGGTCCCTGTCTACGGCGTCCTGGTAAACGGGTCGTTGGGAGATCTAGACGACGTCGACCTCACTGCTGTAGAACTCCTGGTGTCTGACGACAGAGGGAATAACTACGTATCCTGCGGGACGCGGCAGAACGTCTCAGGCGACTACGACAACCGACTCGAATGGCGGTCGCTCGGTTCTATGAGGAACCCTGGTCGGATCTATAAGATCCGTGACTACGGCGCCCTGAAGCGTGTTGACTCGATTGACGTCGAAGGCGGAGACGGCTGATGGCTATCTACCTCCCTCCCCTAGATTCTCGACAGTCGATCGTGGCAGAAGACGGAAAGCCTTCTCTCTACTTCCTGAAGTATCTCAGGGACCGAGGAGGTTTCCTGACAGAAATCGAAGCCGCCCTTATCGCCAAGGCCGACAAGACGACACTGATCTCTACGTCAGGCGGACTCCAAGGCGGCGGAGACCTTTCAGCCAACAGGACGTTGTCGCTTACCGACACCGGGGTGACCCCTGGCTCTTACTCGAACGCCGACGTAACGGTGGACATCAAGGGCAGGATCACCTCGATCGCCGACGGCGGTGGCGGAGCCTACTACGTCCCGTTTGGTTTCACAGACGCCCCGCTGGCGACTGAAATCATGCTACTCCATACCTTCCCTGTCGCAGTCGACTTCCCTGACGACTTCGTCGGATCCGTCGGTGTCTGTGGTACGAATCCTACCGCGACGGCGACGCTGACTGTTTATCGGGCCGGTGTTTCTGTAGGGACGATTTCGGTATCGACGACAGGGGTGTTTACCTTCAGCACGTCAGGGACAGGCCTCCTGTCTTTTACCGCTGGTCAGGAACTCAAGATCACGGCTCAGGCGTCTCCTGACGCCACGTTCGCCAATACTTCTGTCACGTTGAAAGGAACCCTGGCATGACCGTATATTTCGTCGGTTCCGAATTCGAGGCCCTAGACAGGGGCGGTAGTGCTAACACAGAGACGACGACTGCCGCCGCCTATGACTCTGCCTTCGGTCGTGCAGCCGCCCTGATGTCGACTTCAGTCACCTATAACCACAACCACGGGACGAACCTGACCGACGCCTGGTTCCATTTCCACCTCGGGATGGGTTCGTCGTCTGCCGGTACAGGTAGGACTCCGTTCATCATCAAGGACTCGGGAGGCAACGCCTTCGTCCGACTCCTCTGCGGAACGGCGACGATGAAGCTTCAGTACTGGAACGGATCGGCGTGGACCGACGTAGGTTCCGGGACTACTTCGGCGATCTCGTCGAGCACGAAGTACACGATAGACATCCACGTCAAGGTAGGCACCGGAAACGGTGTCGCCGCCTGGTACAAGAACGGGTCTCTGGTCGACAGTTCTTCGACGCTCAACCTTAACGCATACAGTAACTTCAGGTCGTTGGACACACTCAGTCCCGCCACCGGTGGTACGACTGGTTTCAGTCAGTACGTCGTGTCAGACACAAGCACCGTCGGTTACAACCTGTTCACAGCGCCGCCGTCGGCGACAGGGACAGACACCGGGGGTACCGGGCTTTATACGACGGCGAACGAGACGGCGCTTTCTGACGCGACTTACATCGAGTTCGCTGCGTCGGGAGACAAAAGAAGTTTCACCTTCGCGACTGTGTCGCCTACGAAGTCTGTCCAAGGTTTCACCGTAGCAGGCCGTTTGATGCGAGTCGACGCCACAGGACCCCAACAGGCGAAGCCTTACGTCCTGGTGTCTGGTACCCGATATTACGGGACGACTTTCGCCCTGACGACTAGCTTCGCTAACTACCAATACACCTGGGCAACGAATCCAGGAACTGGTGTCGGTTGGACGGCTAGTGACTTCAGTACCGGTTTTGAATACGGCTGGGAGGCTGTGACCTAAGGAGGCTCCCGTGGGCATCAGAATCGCCAAGACGAACGGATACGCGGCACAGGGATATAATCCCGGTACGATTATCTTTTCGAAGACGAATGGTTACGTCGCCCAGTACTTTCCTCCGTCTAACGTCATCCTGTCTAAGACAAACGGTTACGTCGGACAGAGAGACGCTGCGACGGTTACGACACGAAGAAGGGGGTTCATGAACTTCTCGCCATGAAAGACATAGAAGGTCTTAAAAAGACACTCGCAGGCTTCGAAGAACTCGCCGGGGGGTTTGATCCGGAACTCTGGTTGTCTGACGACAGGAACGTCCTCGTGTCTCTGTCAGAAGGAGACTATAACCTATTCGAGTACGTAAGACCTGGTGTCTATAACGGGCACACGTTTTACGTCACGAAAGGGCGAAAGGCTCTGGACACAGCCAGACAGGTTCTGGACTACGTATTCTCCCAGACGCCGATAGAAGTCATAGTCGGTTACACCCCGATCAGAAACAGAGCCGCGGCATGGTTCAATAGGAAGATCGGTTTTACGTCTCACGGTTTCGTAAGGATTCCGGAAGGACCCCATGAACTCTTCGTCTTGACGAAGAAAGAGTATGAAGGAGTCAGGGATGGGTTTCCTGTCGGGCAAAGAGAAGTCTAAGTCTTATAACGTAAACAACGACCTGGTGACGGGTTCTATGTCACCTGTCATGGATCTCGCCGGTTCGGGCGGTTCTGCTATGCGGGATCTCTTGCTCGGCGGAGACGCGGCAGGATTCAATCGTTTCAAGGACAACGCCGGGTTTAATTTCGCGGCGAAAGAGGGGACGACCGGCGTCCTGGGCAACATGGCGGCAAAGGGGCTTCTACGTTCCGGCGCGTCTGGTAAGGCTCTTGTCCGTTACGGGGAGGGTCTGAATCAACAGTATCTCGACAAGTATCTTGAACGACTCCTCGGGATGTCTAATCTCGGTATCGGCGCAGGTGGTCTTATCACCCAGGCGGGTCAGGTACAGAAGTCGTCTAAGAAGGGCGGTCTACAGGGTCTCCTGGGGACTGTGTTGTCAGGGGGGGCACTCGGCTGATGGGTTTTCTCAAGAACATCGTGGGGGGCGGTCAGCAGGACCGTTACCCGGGTCTGGATCCCGAGGATCCTTTGGCCCAACAGTTTGACGCATCCGGCTTCCGCTCTCTCGATCCTGCGGCCCCGCCCCAACCGGTCCACAAGGGCCTGTTCGGGATGAAGGGCGGTCTTCGTGACATCATCGGGCTGATTGGCGACGGAATGCTTGTCAACGACGGTCGTGAAAGAATCTACGGCCCGGGCAAAGAGAAGCAGCAGGTCGGCGACGCGATGGAAGGCTTTACTTCCAACCCCCTTGAGTCGATCCAGAAACTGGCACAGGTAAACCCGGCTCTGGCCCAGAAGTATTACAACGACTATCTGGACAGCCAGGCTAAGACGACTACGGCTAACGCCGCTGCGGCCAAAGAGAGTGCGGCACAAGAGGGCCTTGCCAGGGCCAGGGCGTCTTCGTGGCTGATTGCTGGGATGCCTCGCGAGGCCGTGATTGCGAACCTCAAGGCTAAGGGCTACGAGTTTGAAATCCCTGACACGATAAACCCGACGGAACTCCGTCAGTGGGCGATGGGTGAAGTAGATCCAAAGGACCTTCTGACGGATCAGAGGCTTTCCTCCGACTCTGTCGAGCGAGGGCGCCACAACAGGGCGACTGAAGAACAGGCGGATCGTGCGCTTAAGGCCGGTACGATTCTCCGAGGAGGGACTCTGGTACAGTCGGGGATCCGAAACGACATCTCAAGAGACAACGCAAACAAGCCTAAGGGCGCTTCGAGCAAGAGGCCTCCTCCGAGTGGAGCAGGGCGTCCTAGGACCCAAGGGGCTTCGAAGTATAAACCCGGTGCCAGGGTCGAATCCAACGGACACTGGTTCACTTGGAACGGATCACGAATGGTCCCCGATTAAGAAGGAAGACAGATGGCAGGCCCGGTTTTTGATCCGAATAACGTCACCCAGGTGATCGACCCGACTCCGGGCCCTAAGCCTGTCTTCGACCCGAATAAGGTCACGAAGGTCATAGATCCCGACGGGATTTCAGCCCCTGTCTTCGACCCGAATAAGGTCACGAAGGTGGTTAATCCCGACAACGGGGCCCGGGTGTCTTACGACAAGTCAGGCAACCCCCAAGACGTCCAGTTCCCTGGTGTCGATTCGGAACCGACCTTCGGTGACCGCTTCTCCCATGGCTGGCGCCAAGGCGGACAGTCTGGTTCGGTAGGCTGGGTGGCTCGCAAGCTCCTCGACTACGCCGACTTCGGGATGGACGGACTGAAGAAGAAGTTCCCGGGGAAGACTCCTGAACAGTACGAGGCGTTGCATGAGGCGATGCTGAAGCAGGCGCAGCTCCGTATCCGTAAGGAAGAAGAAGACTGGTTCAAGGCGAATCCTGCCCAGGCTAAGGACGAATCGTTCGTCGAGGCCCTGATGTCTGGTAAGTGGATCCCCGGGACCCTTGGTGAGATGGGTGGCGGGACGGGTGTAGAGACCGCGTTCTCTCCTGGTGCCACGGCCCTACAACGGGTCATCGGTCAGGGTGCTGTGTCGGGTCTGACCGACCTCGCAGTCCAGGCTGGTGAGAAGTACGACGACATCCGTGATTCGTTCGATCCCGAACAGATCGCGATGCAGACGGTATTCGGGGCAGGAACCCAGGGTCTGTTTGAAGGCATCGGGAAGCTGGTCAAGGCCGCCCAGAAGGGCAAGGCAGGGACTCCCGATACCGGTGAGGGTCTCGACGGCTCTGTCTCCGACGAAGGCGACGTAACCATCGGCCCGATCACCGAAGAGCCTGTGAACGTAGATCCGATTGCGAACCTCGACGACTTCGGGAAGGAATACCACCCGGTGTCCATCCGGGACGGCGAAGGGAGCGTGATCGCACACGGTGCCGCATACACCGACGGCCCGATTGTGATGACGAATGCCGACGGTTCTAAGATGGAAGTCCCTGCCTTCCTGGCAGACGAGATCCGCGGGCGACTGACGAAGACGGCACAGGCTCCTGAAGGCCCTGGAACGCCTGAAGCCTCGGCAACCCCTGTGGCAGAGACCCCGTCTGGTCGTCCGTTCGACGCCCCCGAGGGTGCAGTCACGAGGCCGTTTGACGCCCCGGCTGAGGCCCTCCCTCCTGTCCCGGGTGAAGCCCCTGCGGTTGTCGAAGCCCCTGCTGCCCCCCTGGCCGCTGCCAAGGTCCGTGGGGTGCCCCGTGCCGACGTCGAGGGATCTATCACCCAGGCGACAGAGGGCTGGGTCAACTCTCCCGAGTTCGTCGTAGTCGACGACCTGAAGCAGCTTCCTGTCTCCGTCCGTAAGGGAATGAAGGCAGACAAGGCTTCTAGGGCAGAGGCGGTTGCGGCGAAGGACGGTAAGATCTACGTCCTGGCGCATAACATCAAGGATCCTTCTCGGATCCCGAAGATCGTGTTCCACGAGGCACTGGGTCACAAGGGTCTTGGCAACAGGTTTGCAGAAGACCTCGACAACGTCCTGATGAACATCTACAAGGGTCACGGAGCCCTGCGTAAGGAGGCCGACGCCTTCCTGGCAGACCCTAAGAAGGCCCGGCTGTATCAGAACCGAAAGAACCCGACGGCACGGGCGATGGAAGAGATTCTGGCTAACCTGTCTGAGAACGGGCCTATCAAGGCGTCCGTGTTACAGAAGGTTACTGCCTGGTTCCGTAACTGGGCTCGGCAGAAGGGGATCAAGATGTTTGAAAAGATGTCTGACTCCGAAGTAATCGCCGTGATGTCTGACGCCCATAGGACCGTGACGAAGGGTGACGGTATCCGTTCTGGCGGAGACGCAGACGGCCATAAGTACATGTACGTCGCCCCTGACAGGAGTGATCCCGACGAAAGATTCGTAGCCGATCTTGCAGAAGAGATGTATTCAGAAGGCCACAGTCCCGCCACGATCCGTGATTACACGGGGATGCACAAGGGGCCGGAAGGAGCTCTCCGGAAGGAGATCTCAGACTCCGACGTCTCCCTCGACGAGACTGTGAAGTGGAATATCAAGAACAACGTCTTCAAGAAGGGGACTCTGTCTGATATCATGGATCACCCGGAACTCTTCAAACGGTATCCGGATCTCAAGAATGTCAACGTACAGATAATCGACGAGCATCCTGGTCTCCACGGAGGCTATAACAAAGATACAAACACACTCCTGTTAAACAAGAACTCGACTATCGACCCCGAGACTGTCGTCCTTCACGAAGTCCAGCACAGTATCCAGGATATGGAAGGCTGGGCTGCAGGAGGCAACAAGAGGTCTGTCCTCGCGGACATGTCGCCGAAACAGTACCGGGATTTCTTGGACGAGGCGCATTCCCGTCTCAGCAAGACGGTTGAGTCCTTCGACTACCAGGCGGAGAAAGGAACTGAGGTCCTGAATCACCCGTTGGTAGGAGAGCTTATGAAGGCGAACAAGAGTATCAAAGCGTCTTCTTCGTACGAAAAAAGCAGAGGCCGCTACGACATAGCCGACAATATCCGCTACAAGATCTTCGAAGACGTGACAGGGATACCCCGCGAAGAGGCTAAGTACGCGAGTCGGATGAATGAGGAAGAAAGAGGCGTCTGGTACATGGTGGTAGGGGAGTCTGACCTTTCCGGCCTGATTGAGTCCATCCGTCTGAAGAAGGCATTGGCCGACTATCCTCGGAAGGACCTGGCGACACTAGAGAAGCACTGGCAGGATAAGCGGAAGATCCAGCAGAAGCTAGGCGCCCGCCTTGACGAAGATCTGTTCTCCGCCTACGAGAATCTCTTCGGAGAGATTGAGGCGCGGGACACGATGAAGCGTTGGAAGATGACGGCGGAAGAACGTAAGTCGAATCAGCCGTATGACGCAGAGGGAGACATCCCCACCGACAAGGTGATCGTAAAGACGCAACGCGCGTCAGGCACGTCTGACATGGCGGAGGCGGATAACAGGTATTCGATGTCTCCGGAAGAAGACGCGGATTTCGAACGTCGTCTGGCGACCCTGAAGTCCGACAAGGACATCATGCAGATGGCTAAGGCGATCGGCGAAGGGTATAAGGCGCCTCCGTCCCAGACCCACGACGAGACGAAGACTCTTGCCGAGATGCTGAATATCTCGCGGGCGAAGTTCCTGAAGCTCCACCCGGGTCTGAAGCCTGAAGAAGCCTATGGGATGAGTGTCTTTGTCACAAAGGGTCTTGAAAAGACCCTGGATCTTTCTAAGAAGATCAGCCGCGGCGGAGACATGCAGAACCTTGACGCCTTTAAGCGCCAAGTGGCTTTGATGGCTACGACCCTCGACCACTACATGAACGTCCGTAGCGACATGGGCCGTGTGTTTAACGCCATGGGTATCGCCGCGGACAGCAAGTTCGGTAGGGGCAAGGCAGCAGAGCTCTCCAAGGCCCTGTCGGGTGTCGACCTCGACGACCCGGATAACCTCTACAGGATCGCAGACATGCTTCGGGCGTCTAACGACCCCCAGTTGGCTGCAAAGATTCTGCAGGATCTGTCTAAGCCGTTCCCCGAGGACTACTTCACGTCTCTTCGTTATTCACTGATGCTGTCGTCGTTCTCGACTCACGGCAAGAACATGCTGGGTAACATCACGCTGGCGTTGACAGACTTCCTCGAGCACGGTCTTGGGGCCGTCGCAGGGCAGTTCCGTAGGTTCGGTAAGGACGGAAACGACCGTATCACCGGGCAGGAGATGCTCTATCGGATGTACGGACCACTCCGTGCTATCGCAGAGATGTCGACGTACAAAGACACCTGGGAGGCTGTGAAGATCGGTCACCCGACCCATACGGTGTCGAAGGTAGAGACCCACGGACACACACTCCCTCTCCCCTGGGTGACGGAGTACCCGAAGAAGCTCCTGGCTGGTGCCGACCAGTTCTTCCGGGCGTTCATCGAGAACTCTCAACTCTACGGCCTAGCAGTCCGCCAGGCCCGTAAAGAAGGGAAGAAGTTCGGAGACGCTTTCGAAAGGGCGAACGAGATCATCGCCAACCCGTCGGAAGAACTCCTGAAGCAGGCCGACGTCGCGACCTCTGTGATCCAGCTTGTTGACGACCCTTCGGCTCTCGGCGCCTTCTTCTCCAAGGGGAAGGTCCGGAAGGCAAAGATGACTGGCGGAGAGCGGGCTATACGTTTCGCCCTCCAACACGTCATCCCGTTCTCTAACGTCGCAGACAGGCTCCTGTGGACTAACCTACGGCGTTCGCCGCTAGGCTTCCTCGACAAGGACAACCGACGTCTGTGGCAATCAGGATCGAAGGCGAATCAGGACCTAGTCAAGGCCCGTCTCGTACTCGGTTCTGCCGTCATCGGGTATTTCACGATCCTGGCGTCGAGGGGTGAGTTGACGGGCAATCCGCCTGAAGACTACGCCCGTACGAAGCAGAATGAGATGTCTGGCGGGACGAACAAGTGGAACGCCTTGAAGAAGGACGGAGAGTACACGTCTCTGGCGGGTCTTGACTCCGTCGGTGCCTTGGCGAACATCGTCGCGACTACTGTCGCCCGACACAAGTCAGGGGAGATGGACGATCTGACCTTCGGGGAACAGATGGCACAGCTTGCTGGTACGACGGGTAAACTTCTGGCTGACAACGCGTTTACGTCGCAGCTAGGGGACTACCTGCAGACGGCCCAGAGGGGCCAGGCAGGCGACCAGGCGATCAACAACGTCGTCCCGGGCATGGCGGCTTCGTTCGTCGTCCCGGCTATCGTCAAGCGAGTCCAAGACGTCAATCTCGACGGCTACGACAGGAACACGACCGGCGACGGGAGCCTCGGCGACCGTATCGAGGGTCGTATCGCGTCTGGTTATCCCGGGTATGCAGAGACTCTTCCGATCAAGCATGATCCTCTGGGGCGCAAGATCAAGAAAGAGGGGCTGACGCATCACGGTATCGCCAGGACGACTAAGGAAGACCCGGACCCTGTCGTCCAAGAAGTCCTCCGTCTGTCTGCAGAAGTAGACGACACCCTCGTCGAACCCGTAAAGAGGGGAGACGTCAAGGGTCGGAAGTTGGACGCAGAAGAGCTAGAAGAGTACCAAGAGCTGGCAGGACGCTGGATCCTCGAAGACCTCAGGAACATGATGTCGGATCCCGAGTGGGAGGCGGCTGATGACAACCAGAGGGCCGAGTGGGTCAACGAAGTAGTGAAGGCACAGAAGAAGAACGCTCGAGACGAGCTGTATCCAAAGGGAGAATGAATTGAGTGGTCATGCGACACAGGCAGAGCGGATCACTGCTCTCGAGGTGCAACTTTCTTCACTACAACAGACGCTGTCGACACACATCGCGGATACTAAAGAGAGTAACGCGATCATGAAGGGTATGCTCGACGAGCTCCTGGGTCTGCGAAACAAGGGTATCGGGGTCTTCTGGCTCGCCTCGGCCCTCGCAGGCACGGGTATCATCGGACTAGCCCTTTCACTCCTAGACTGGTTGAGAGGGACTCTACATGGCTGACATCACCCCGGAGACTCTAAAGATCCTAGAAGAGCTTCTTGAAGAGCTCCGGGGGATCGTCGAAGACATCAAGAAGGAGACCAGGCCTTCTGTCCCCGAGACGGAACAGGTTCCCGACGTCAAAGACATAGACCTGAAGAAGTTCTTCTCTTCCGTAAGGGCGTCTCTGTTCTCGGGCAGGTTGACGGCGGGACAGGTCAAGGGGATGGAGGCCAAGATCAAGGCTTTCCGAGAAGCCTCTTTTCCTCCCGCCTACGCAGCCTACTGTCTCGCAACCAGTTACCATGAGACTGCTCGACGGATGCTTCCAGTTCGTGAAGGGCTATCCTTACCAGACTCATGGCGTAAGAAGTCTCTGCGATACTACCCGTACTACGGGCGAGGTGATGTCCAACTAACCTGGCGTGCAAACTATGAAAAAGCAGATCGAGAGTTGGGTCTAGATGGTGCATTGCTGAAGAACCTTGATCTGGCACTCGACCCCGACGTGTCTGCTAAGATCCTCGTGCTAGGGATGTCGGAGGGCTGGTTTACTGGTAAACGGCTCTCGGACTATCTCGCAGGAGGCGGATCGAGGGCCGGGTACAAACAGGCCCGGAGAATCATCAACGGGACGGATAAGGCCGAACTGATTGCCAACCAGGCGATCCTGTTCGAGAAAGGCTTGAAGGAGGCAGGTTACTGATGGGTATTCCGATTCTAGGAGACGTCATCTCCGCCGTCAAAGACCTCGTCTCAGAGGTTATCGTCGACAAAGACAAGAAGAACGAACTCCAAGTCCGTCTCCAAGAGTTGTCTGACAAGGCAGATCAGAGGCTCCATGAGGAGTTAATGGCGCAGACGGAGGTGAATAAGGTCGAGGCAGCACACCCGTCTGTCTTCGTAGCAGGGTGGCGCCCCGCCATCGGTTGGGTCAGCGCCGTCGGCCTCGGTTGGTCGTTCGTCCTGTCTCCGTTCACAGAGTTTGCCGCCAGACTATTCGGCTGGATGGGCAAGATGCCTGTCGTCCCGACTGACACGCTACTGACACTCGTCCTAGGGATGCTGGGCATCGGCGCCCAGAGATCCTTCGAGAAGTACAAAGGCGTCCAGACGGACAAAGTCGGTAAAAAATGACACAGAAAAGGGCTCCCGGGAATGTTCCTGAGAGCCCTTTTTTTGTCTTCAGATCAGATCTCGCAACTACCGCCTGTGCAGGCGAGTTCCTGAGACCCTGTCGTCATGTCCTCTGATTCATAGAACCTGAGGTCGTTGTAGTCGACATCCTTGGGTTCTTTAAGGACCCATTTTTCATACGTCTTCTCGTCGATCTCCTGGTAAGGAGCCTGCTTGTAGCTCCCCCCGTCGTGTGGGAGGAAGGAGACCCCAGACAGGAAGTCGAAGTTCTCGTAGACCCAGGAGCCGACCTTCATCCATTCGTCGTCTCTGACGTATACGGTTGCAGACGGCTTGTGCTCACACCACGCCTCTTGCAGCGTCTTCCAGATTTCAAGCTGGTCGATAGCCGTCAGATTGTTCCGCGTCACGGCCTCTTCAGGCGATTTACGAGGGAAGTAAAAGACGGTAGTCGTCGCAGGAGCCGTGATGTCTGCCTCGTGATACACCCCAGAGTCTTTGAGAAAAGCCGTGAGAGGGTCTTTGTTGTCCGCACGAACAGTACGAAGATAATAGCGACTGTGGCGAGGATGAAGGCCAGAAGCAGAATCAACCAACTGACTGACAGTTCCAGAGGGTTTAACACAAGTAATCGCAGCAGAAGGAGTGATCCCGAATCGGGCAGAATACTCTGCGTTCGTGTCGACAGCCAGTTGTCGCAGTGCTCCAAGAAATCCAGCATCAAGTACTTTCGGGTTGTCAAGGATCCCTGTGAAGGATACCCCGAGTAGACGTTCTTCTTCACAGTTCTTTTTCCAAATCTTCCTCAGGTACTTGAAGTCCGTGAAGGTAGATTGGATCGTCCCCAGGATTGTAGCGATTCTAACTTTTCGAGATAGGCTTTCGTCGCTGTCTTCAGGTCGTACAACGATCTCAGTAAGGTTGCAGAACTGGTAGGGTCGGAGGATGATTTCAGAGCACGGATTAGTTCCGAACTCATGACTTGCGTCACGGCGACCGTTTCGGCCTGCAATTCTCTGACAAGCGTATCGCGAGAAGATTCCTGGTTCGCCTGAGTGAGAGTCATGTAGTTCTTTCCACTTCTTCATGAAGAAGCCCATGTCCGGGCGGCGGTGTTCGTATACGGCGGAATTGTTAGCCAGGCGACGGATACCGTCCTTCTCCCACCAGGCGCCCGACTTACTCGTGGCCATCCGGTCGTCAGTGACGTCGAAGAGGGAGATCATCGCGGAACGGCGGACGCCGCCTACGACAACCACGTCTCCTACCTTGCACATAAGGTCGTGGCACTCGAGGGACGTCAGTCGGCGGCCTGCTGCGCCTTGAAAGACACGTACAGCGAATTCAAAAAGGTCGACCAGAGGTTCGGGTCCCGAAGCGCGTCCACCAAAGGTCCGAAGTCGTGCGCCGGAAGGTCGTACCCCTGAGACGTCCCATCCGGGAACTTGACCAGAAATGAGTAGGGAGACGAGTTCTCGGAAGGCTTTTGCCCATCCTTCTTTACTATCGCCAACCCGTATGACGCTAGGACTCGAGGCAAACTCTTCGGAGATCCTTGGAAGTTGTTCGACATACTTATTCTCCACAGAGAAACCGACACCGGTTCCGCACATAAGGATATACATCGCCTCGTCGAAGCTCCTGGGGGAGTCTACGGGGAGATACGCACAATTATACCCGGCTACGTTACACCGGGACAGAGCCTCGCCTGCTGTCATCATCGACCGCATACTCGGCATCACCTCGAAGGAGTAGATGGCGTTAAAGAGTTCTGCGAAAAGCTCTTCGTACTCTTCCGTCCCGTCTTTACTAGGCAAGACCTGTTGGAGGTAGAAAGAAACGAGACGTGTTACCGTCTCGTCCCAGTTCTCTCGCCGCCCTTCTTCGTCAAGCCATCGTGAATAACGAGACTTATAGATGAACTCTTCGTAATACGTCGGAAAGTTTGAAGTCAATTGACAGATCCCTTCTTACCCAACGCCTGCTTGACGGCGTCGAAAGACACCAAGGCCGGCTTATACCTGTCACGGAAGTCGGAGATCTTGACCTGTTCTATGTCAGAATACCTCGCGTAGTCGGCGGGGCGGACGAGGGCGTAGTCGGAGAAGATCTTCGCCTCGTACAGGACCCCGTCCGGATCGGTATACAGCAGCGTTTCGTCCGGAGTCGCTGGAATCTCTTTGATCATTCGGTGTCCTTGGGTTCGAAGGAAAGGGCGTCTGCCGGGAGCAGACAAGGTGGGTTGAGGTAGTAGTCTTGTTTGATGTAATCGAAGAGATCCTGACCTTCTTGTGACTCGAAGAATTCAAGCATAGCCTGGTCTGCATCGATCATCAGTTCGAGTCGTGCAAGGGCGTTCCAAGCCGTGTGCGCAGCCTCAGCGAGTCCACTGTCAGCATCCAGAACATTTCCCTCTCCTTCGTTGAGGAGGTGTCGTACCATCGCGTCAGTGTATCGATCGATTCCGTTTGGGACAGTACGCCAACCCCCGCGAGTATACTTTCGAGCCCCGAAATCCGAGACCTCAGCAACGCTTCTAAGAGCCCGAGGGAAATATCCAACGAGGCCGGTAAACCCACAAACCTTTCCTGCGTCGAGCTTGCTTCCGGGTTCGTTTGCCGTCTTGCCATTAGGGTCACTTTCCATTTTTGACTCCCATCAATTCTTCTAGGTCGAATATTACTTCCATGATCTCGTCTTCAAAAGCGTCGATGACGTCGAACGTGTCTAGCCGAAGATACTCAACGAGCTCGGATCCGGAGAAGTAATCAAATATTCGATTACGGGTCTCTTCGTCCATCAGTCCTCCTGCTCCTCTTCGGAATCAGGCTCGTCGGGGTCTCCGAAACCGTCTTGGTCGTAGAAGTCTTCAAGGTAGTCGTCGAGGGCTTCGACGTCGAGAAGGGCCTCTTCACGGAGGAAGGAGACAACCTCTCGCGCCTGTTCGATCCCGACAGAAGTGAATGCGACGAGGTCGATAGCCAGTTCTTCGTACTTGTCAGTCATGCGTCATACTCCTGGTAGTATTCTTTCAGAAGATCGTAATCAAGGAGCCCCATCTCGACGAGGTAGGCTACCGTGTCTTCGACAGAAGCCGGGTCTGCGTCGGGAAGATCCTCGATGATTTCGTCATACAGTCTTTGGTAAAGAGAGTCGTATGTCACGCCTTTGTCCGCTTTCCGTCTTGCCAAGACCCACAAGATTGGCACTGAAGTCGCTGTATCTGGAAGGTCTTCGTCCGCCGGACCCCCCGAGACTGCAGATGACGAGACCCGCAAGCCCCGCAGGTATTGGCGCCAATACGTCCCATATTCGGGTGGTTTCGGATGTAAGGACGGATCTTTACGTACAGCTTCTCAAGCAGGTTGACGTCCTGCTTACAGTACTTAGCCATCTTGGCCTGTGCCTTAGGGTCGCCGTTGTCGACCTTCTTCCAGAGGGAGAAGCCTTCGTGTTCGATCTTGCCTCCCAGAGAGAGGAACGGACCTACAAACGCGAGGCGGTTCATGAAGAAACCAAACTTCTTGACGGCCTTGAGGCAGTCGATAGAGGTGACAGAAGGCGGCGGCGGAAGGCCTGCGAGAAGGAATTCACCCTCGAGCTTTCGGAGATCGTACTTGTCGCCGTTATACGTCACAACCGCGTCTGCCTCTGACATAACCCCGTGGACGATCTTGATCATCTCCTCGTGACCCTGTTCCCAGTCGGAGACGAGTGTCACCTGCTTCTGTCCGAAGAACTTGAAGCCGACGCAGAGGCAGCCTCCGTGCTCGATGATCTTCTCTGGTGTGATGTTCTCCTGCCACGGCTGCCAGACGTAAGCCTTGGTAGGGCGCCATTCGATGTCGAGAAGGAGTACCTTGGGTTCGTTCATGTAAGCGCCTTCCAGGAGACCGGGAAAAGGGGTTCGATGACGTCTCCGATCATCTGTGCAAGATCTTGGATCTCTTTCTGGGCGTCTTCGTGTTGCCGCAGGCGGTAGAAACGTGCGTAAGCAGCCAGACTCCCCGTCCAGTACCACTGTGTCAGCATCCCCTGCGGCAGGGCCATACGGGCCTGTTCCGGGGCGACGCCCTCCTTCAGAAGGAAGTCGTAGCACTGGCGACCTACTTCATACGCCATGTAGAGTGCGTTCTCACAAGCCTCTAGCCGTGCAGGGAACTCGTCCTTACTTCCCTGCTTCTTGTCTTCAGCCCTCTGACGGAGGACCGGCCAGAAGAACTCAGGCTTGTCGTCTACATACCGACGGGACACCTCGTTCTCTACGAAACCCTGCTTGTGCTTGAAGCACTGGGTCCTGATCGGGATCGGGGCCGTGATACGTAGCATCACCTGGGGGTGCCCGAAAGGCGTCCAGTGCCCGTGATCAGCCAAGTAGGAGATAAGCTTCGCGTCAGACTCCCTTAGCCGTAGCTCTGCGTCGTACTCCAACCAATTTTCTTCATTCGCCCACCAGCTTTCCTTTGCGAAAGAGACGCGGGCTGCGTTGACGACCGTCAGATCCGTCCCCATGTGGTCAATCAGTTCTGCTTTCATTTCGATGTTTCCTTGTAGACCAGCTTCTTTACTTCCAGAGAGGTTAAACCCTCTGTGTCGAGTGCGTTCAAGAAATTGGCTATCTTATCCATCGCCTCACAGTATCCGCGTCTTCGCTGGGCTATTAGACGTGCCTGTCCATCCATCGTTCGGCCTCCTCTTCCCGTTCAAACGCAGGGGAGACAGGGAACTCGTTGTAATTCAGGACGAACCAGAGTCCGTTGTGGTCTTGCTCGACTGCGTAGTAGTCTTCGCCGTTGCCTTTTTCTTTACGGGCCCGTCGGTCTCGCATCTTGGTTTCCTCTTGTACTTCCGTTTCTTCTTCGGGGCAAAGAACTCGGTTCCCTTCTCGAGGTAGTCGGCGATTCGACGGAGAAGGGCGGGGTCTCGATGACGCCCGACGACCCGGTGATTGCAGTAACGACATAAAAGTCCTCTGATCTGCATCGTCACATGGTCGTGATCGACTGCAAGGTTTGTCGGGAACTCTGACTCGTGCCTCTCACAGACAGGACACTTATGGTCCTGTCTGCGAAGAAGGTCCTCATACTGTTCTATCGAGATTCCGTAGAGCCGCTTGAGGTGGTACTCACGAGCCTTGTCGCCCTTGTCGTCACGACTCCGGGACATTCGGTTCCTTTCCTACCGCCGCGAGCCAGACAGGGCCCCGGGAGTAGATAAACTTACGGAGGCCCTTGCCGCCGTTGGCGTCCTTCCAACACTCGTCCTTGAACGAGCAGTAAGAACAGCCGACGCCTAGCTTCATGTTTCCTGACTTCCCTTCGGGCACCGCGTCGTAGCATCGGATCGGAGGAACAGGGGAGGCGATAGCGGCTCGGAGTTCAGCGATGCGGGGTCCGGGAGGGTTTCCTTCGAGCGTCTGTTTGTCGACGGGGGCGAAGCAGATGTCTCCATGGACCTTATCTGCGACAAGAAAACCTGCCTCTTCTGTCCGTCCGATAGCGTTCGCATACCCGGATATCTGTTTGATATATCCGAACGGATCATCGAAAACAAAGCTTCCGTCTCGGAATTTCTGGAATGAGAAAGAACTAGCGGACTTACAGTCAACAGGGACTCCATCAATGCAAGCATCCATAGATCCTGTGACTCCATCTTGTTCGACAGAGTATTGCTCATGTGTCACCTCGTGTCCGGCTTCCTTCGCCAGAAATAGCAGCAAGATTTCAAGGACGTCACCGTAGAGGAACTTGAAGTTTTGCTTCCCATGCATCTTCTCGGCCTTATCAGGCATGTTGGCCTGATACCAGAGCTGACGGTTCTTCTTTCCTAGTGCAGAGAAGCGAAGTACGCCTTCCCCGCGCTTGACTTCACGACGGGTCAGCCTCGTCCGGAGGATCTGCTTGAAAAGCTCCCCGGCGTATTCGACGTTCTCCTCAGCAACGACGTGGTCGTTGTCGTCGTCCAGGAGGGCGTAGATGTCCTCTGGGACGGTACTGGGGTGCAGGGGCTTCATGTCATACCTCGGGGTCGAGAGGGATACCCAGGCGCTCTGCGCCACGGATGGCGTCACGACGTCGGATGTATTCCTTGACCTCCATCCCCGTCTGGTCGACAAGGGCAAACTTTCCGTCACACGTCTCATAGACGACGCCTGTCGGCGGTCGAAGGATGATTGCCTGCTGTGTCAGCGTAGTCGGCTCTGCGACAATCTGGGCCAAATAGGCCTTGATCTTTTTCCAGATACTCATAAAGGTTCCTTTGAAGGACGGGCCTCTCACCCGACGGGAGTCCTCAAATCGCCTTGACGACGGACTCTCAGGGGCGTTCCCGGCCCAAGGGGCTGGCACCTTCAAGGGGCGCTTCGCCGATGTTGGCAGATCTCCGAGGACTCGAACCTCGCTACCCGGTTTTGGAGACCGGTGCATCGCCCCTTAATGCTTGAGACCCAAAGGCGGTGGTCAGAACGGGATCTCGTCGTCGAGGTCTTCGGTCTCACCGATGTCGTTGTCTGGCGACGGGTCTGCGTCGACAGGCGTCTTTGCCTGTGCGACAGGAGCCGGGTTGGCAGGAGCCGCGCCGTAGAACTCGTCGTCGTCCGACAGAGGCGCGAAGTCGTTGGATGCAAACTGGACGAGGTCGAGGACCCGGATCGCCTGGATGTAGACACCCTTCGGCTTACCCGGCCCGTAACCCTTGACTTCGATCTTGACGTCGGCGACGGTCTCGTTGCCCAGAAGGGCGCCACCCCACTCCTTGCCTTCGATGTCGACGATCTTGATCGGACGGTTCTTCTTCAACTCACCCGTCTTCGGATCCTTGCGGTATTCCTTCTGGCGGAGAGTCAGGAACTCTTCGTCACGGGAGTCGCCTTCCTTCGGGTCACGGAGACGATCCTTGATGCCCGCCTTCTTGATCTTGTCGTAACCGGCCTCGTCAGGGGTGAGGTCTACCGACCACTCACGTTCGTTGGTAAACGTATTCAGTCGGGGTTCACCAATCACCTTTGCCCAGTGAAGCTTGCCGCGGATAACCAGAGTCTGACTGTTCATATCTTTTCTCACAATTTGCTGGAAACAGGATAAGAAACCCTTACCTTGTACTATATTATACCACTATTCTACACGTTTGTCAAGTCCTTTTTTCAAGAATGTGAAATTATTTCAAACCCCGCTCGTGGAGGATCTCGTCTAGGAGTTTTGGGCGGAAATCCGTCCTTTCGACACAGACACAGTAGTACCTCTTGTCTTCCGACTGAAGCCTGTGTCCGGCGAACATGTCCTTGACGGTGTTGTTATGCAGGTGTCCGTGGATGTTCAGCCGCCACCGTCCGAGGCAGTCTTCGTGGAGCGGGATGTGAGACATGATGAAACCTTGCTTCTGTACGTAGCCTCGGACGTCATCGAACAGGTCGAAGTACTTCTTCATCTTCGTCGGATCGTGATTCCCGGGAACCAGCACCTTCCTCCCCTTCATGCGGGAAACAGATTTTCGGATACCTGCAGCCGTGAAGGCGACATCTCCCAAGATATACACTCGATCCTGATCGTTCACACACTCGTTGTACCAAGAGATCATCTCCTCTGTCATCGTCTCTGCATCGTCCCAAGGACGGAGTCGCTTCCCTTCGTAGTCGGTAAACTTGACGATATTCTTGTGGTAGAAGTGTGGGTCAGAATAGACCCAAGTCTTGCTCATGTCTCTTCCTTCTTCCTGTTGATCCACTCACGACACATTTTCTTGATCAACACGTATTCAGCCTGTGCCTTGTCGTGGGATAGTTCGTAGTACCTACCGTCTATAAGACGTATCAGCTGTTCGGCTGTTAGTGAGTCTCTGCCCATGTCTTTCCTACCTTTGCGTCGCCCTCGATCTTAATCAGGTAGTCGAAGGAATTCCCCGCCTCGACGAAGCAGGGAAGTGCTGCCTCGACGAACTCTTCAGTCAAACCCATGTCGGCGACGTACTGCCACTCGTCATGGATGTCGGCAACCTTCCATACGTGCTTCTGCCACTTGTTCTTCAGGATAATCCTGTCTGTGAAGATCAAAGCCTGCTTCATCAGACGGCTCTCGTCGCCCTGTAGAAGGTATGGGATGACCATGTGGTCAGAAGGGACGAGGATCGGGGTCCCGTCGCACAAGACGATTCTGCCGGTCTTCTGCAACGATGCCTGAAGGTTTTTGATAAGGAGTCGGAAACCCGGGACGGAGTCGATCAGAAGATTCTTCTTCTCGTTTCCCTCTGCCTCCGTCAGTTTGGTTCCGAACTGAGCCTGATCGACCGCAAGCTTAGCCCCTCCCCCTCCCATGAGGGTGGTGTAGAGGAACTTCTTGGCAGCCGGTTTGTTAGCCAAACCAAGAACCTTGCCGTTATGCGTATGAGGGTCGCCGTCAAGTACACGCTCGATAAACGGGAGTGCGACGTCACGCCCGACGGTCTTGGCGACATTGTGAGCAAGGCAACGGAGCTGCATCCCTTTCCCATCGATGCCAACCAGATCATACCTGTCTTTGTCTCCGCAGGTCCAGAGGTCACGACATTCATGTGTGAAGCCGCCTTCTTCTCCGTAGGCGATCCGCTCTCCGTCAGACGTTTTGATGTGACGGACACCGGGTATGTTTGCCGAGTTAGGGGCGCTATGCTTATATCGAAGCGTGCTTGCGATAAAAAGAGATCCGTGGATCGCTCCGGTCTTTGAGTTGAGGGCATTCAGCCACGTCTCCACCATGTTTGCACGAGAGTTAATAACGATCCATTTCGCGAGTGAAGTCGCTTCAGGGACCTCTGCCGATAGTGCGAAGTCGAGGAGGCTGTCTTCGTCGACCTGGGGGTTACCCCCACCCCCCTTCTTCGTCTTCTTCGTGAACTTTACCGGTTGCCAACCGAGTTCAAGTAGCTTTGTAACTCGTTGACTTGGGCTACCAAGGTTGAAAGCGACGTAGTCATAGACGTCATAGCCTCCGTCGGATCGTTCCTCCAACTTTGGAAACTTTCCGCGGTCCTCGACATATTTCTTAGTGTAGCCTCCATCCTTTTTCCTCGTCTGGCCACGGCTTGCCACACATTGAAGGACTGGGGGCCAGAGACGGTAGATGTCATTCTTGAGTTCCTCTTCACGGGCTCGTAGTACGACTAGGAGTTCTTGGGCCTTCTGTTCGTCAAACGGAAAACCTGCCTGCTTCTGCTTGTTCTGGATGATGTTCCAGGCGAGGTGCTCGATCATGCAGCCTCGTTCCGAGAAACCTGTCTGCCGCATCCTCTCTGTCAACCGTTTGAAGATCAGACCGGTTAGGCGTGAGTCGCGGATACAGTACTTGATCATCTTCGGCGTCAGGGCAGAGAAGTCGTCAAACTCCCCCTTGTGATACCTGAGGCTGATCCCCCAGTCTTTCAGGCGGTGGCCCCCGGGGAGATTGGGATTGTAGAGTTGTGAGAGTACGAACGTATCGACGATACGAGACACCGGGATTCCGGCTCCCCAAAACCGATTGAGGACAGGGGCGTCGTAAGAGACAAAGTTATGACCGACGTAGATTGCATCAGGATTCTGTTCCTGAAACGCCTTAAACTCTTCTGCACTCGTGAAAGTCCTTTCTTCCTTCGTCACCATGTTTAGTACGGTGGCGCACCAGATCCTCGTGACCGTGTCACGGAGACCGTCGGCCTCGATGTCGCAGGCCCAGTGATTCGAGGTCGGCGTCAGATACATAGTCGGGAGCCTTTCCTTGTTCCTTCAGATACTCGTCGAGTGAGAACCAACAGAGAAAAGTCACGTTCCAGGCCCAGGGATCGGGGCCGTAGACCATTCTCGTCCCGCTGTCGGAGTACTTGACGTCACCAACCTGAGGGAGGCTCACAGCCTTTCCTTTTTAAAAAGGGATGTCAGAGTCATTGAGAGAGATTCCTTCTTCATACTTCGCGACAGCGGATTCTTCAAGTTCAACCATCCGGCCCGTGATGTCGTCGAAGAACAGCCAAGAGGCCGGACCCGTCCGACCACAGAATCGATTCTTCTCGACCCAGACCTTGGTTATGTTACGACGCCAAGGATCCTTCGACGTCAGATCGCGTTCGAGTCGGATGATGATGTTCGCGAGTTGTTCGACACCAGCCGTGCCACGAATCTGCCCGTTTCGGTTCTGATGGATGACGCAGATCAAGGCGACATTCGCCTCCATGCAGAACGTCTTTAGCTTCGTCGTGATTTCATCAAGCTGCTTTCGTTCATCGCCTGCCTGGTCGGACACGACGATCGAGAGGTGATCGAGGACGATATATTTGCATCCAAGGGCGGCCATGTGCCGGACTTTTGCAAGAATAGCCTCGATTTCATTCGATCCGAAGTGGTCATAAATGACAACCCGGGGGGTGTTGACGATTTCGTCATAAGCCTTCCTCATTTCTTCTTCCGACGTCTCTGTGTCGGGGAGGTTGAACCGCTTGTTTGCGTGGATAGACATCAGCCCGATTGCGAGGTCGGTGTCAAGCTCTTCTAGGTGGAGGAAACCGACTCCGTACCCCGTCTCTCGGACCTCTGGATCCGTAAGAAGCTGGTATTCGATCTCTTTCAAGATACTCGTCTTACCGACACCGGTAGGGGCGTTGATTACACAAAGCTCTGAAAGACGGATACCGTAGGTCATACGGTTTAGACCCGCGAAGGGATAGGAGGTCTGGAAGTGCTTCGGACGATTCTGGATCTTGTCCCACATCTCGGTGCCGAATACGAGACCGTCCGGCGTGAACTTAGGCGCCTTCCACCATTCGGAGACAAAGACCTTGGGATCGACGCCATGCTGTCGGTAGTCGTTAGGGTCCTTGCCGTGAGACAGCGTCATGATCCGACACTTCCCGGGGGCAAACATCTCGGCGACCTTCTTTGCGGCTTCCTGGCCCGGGAAGAACGCGGTACCATCAGGACGTAGCTTGGGTTCGTCCTTGTCGAAACACAAGACGATCTCTTCAAACGAGTTCAGGTATTCGTAGTTCCGCTTGCAGTCGTTTACCGCAGAACCAGCAGAGCAGACAGAAACAACAGGATAACGACTGCCCAGAAGGAGCCAGGCGGAGGGAGCATCGAGCTCACCTTCCACGACTGTGACAGCCTTAGCGGATCCGGCAGGGAATAGGTTTTGTCCAAACAGATCGACATCTTTTTCTCCTTCCCAGTAAAAGGCCTTCTCTTGGCGCCTACGGACCTTGTTGGCGACGTGATGCCCGTTCTTGTAATAAGGATACCTGTGGGCGACATCAAGCGTCTTGTCGACACAGACGTCGATCTGGAACTTCTTGATGGCGTCTTCAGTCAGCCCCCGTCGAGGGATGGCCCTAAATACGTCGGTGACTGGTGTGCATTCTTTTGATGATAGATCGGACACTTGTTGTGCCTCTCTCGTTGTTGATGGGGGGGTGTAGTGGTTGCAGACGAAACAGACTCCGTGACCGTCCGAATACAGGCCTACGCCGTCGGATGAACCACATTTGTCACAAGAGCCGTGTGAGACGAAGGTCGATGTAGACCCGCCTCTGCTTTTGTTATACATCCTATTCTCCGATAGGATTGAGGGGCCTTATCAGGGTCCCTATGACGGACACTCTAAGGTAGGAGGGGGTATTTAACCCCTCGCTACCCTATAGTATATTATACCAAGGTTTTCGGGTCTTGTCAAGTAAAATCGTACATAGACCGAAAAAAAGACGAAATCACCACAGGTCTTCGTCCGACAAGGTGTCGGGAATCGGGAGGAATTGGGGGATTTCAGACCCCCCGAAGGCGTCTTCCGGGGCATAGGCCTGGTCTAGATACCCGTCGAGGGTGTCTTGGATCACCGCCAGACAGGCGTCACAAGGCTCGTAGCCCTGTATCTCGGCGTTATAGTCCGGCTTCGAAAGGTTGGCGTCACAGATATGGCAGCGCATTTTCTTTTCTCTTTATTGGCCCCGCCGACGGAATCGGCAGAACAGGACGATTGCGAAGAACACGACGGTGTTCAACACGTTCTCATTGTACCACATAAAACCTCCTGTGTCAAGACGAGTCGACAGCAGAGGCTAAGAAGGTTTCTGGACGTAGCAGCGGGTACAGTAGCTGCCGGTCTCGACCCCTTGGTCGTCAAACAACTTCCGCCACCTGTGGAGGGGTTGTGGCGGAGACACCGGGGTCAAAGAAGCGGGCGTAGTCCGATACAGTCTGCCCCTCAAGACCCGGCGCAGTGTTGATCTCCAAGGCATAGGCCCGACCCTCGTGTTCGTTGTAGATCACATCGACGGCACCAAAGTCGAGGCCCGTCGCCGCGAATGCTGCCTTCGATACGTCAAAGACACATGACGGAGGATTGACAGAACCTCGGACATAGATAAATCCGTTAGCATGATTCCGTACTTGCCAATTGGGGTTCTCGTGACCCGGGCGACGGGCTTTTCGCTGGACGGAGATGATTCCGAAAGCGTCGTCTTCTTTTCCAAGATGCACACGGTATTCGTCCTTCTTCTTAATGTATTTTACGTAAAGAGGAGCATCAACGAGCCCGTCACGATTACCAGCCACGACGATGCCGGCACCAGAGTGACCAGAAAGGATGGTTCGGCATACGACAGGAAACGCTTCATCGGGGATGTCTTCTTTCTTCGTCCAAAAATCGGGGATTGCAGTCGGTGCGACTTGTTTCACGGTCTCGAAGAACAGCAGCTTGTTGCTTGCGTTCCTTATCAAGACAGGGACGTTGTAGAGCCGTGCGGGGTAGACGTGCCCCTGCGTCGTGTCTGTGCTCCCCCAGTTGATGACGCGGTCACCCGCCTTTCCCTTGTAACCCGAGCCGATAAGGCGAAGAACACGACCCCCAAGGGCCGTCGCCAGTGCCTTGGCTGATTGAGAGCCTTGCTTGTACGGAATCACTTTGTAAGCCATTAGAAGGACCCTTCTTCTTCTTCGGTGTCTGCATCTTATTCAGGCTCTTCGAACCATTCCTCTTCTTCAGGTTCTTCGCTGAAAAGGTTACTCGGGAGAGAGCCATGCATAGACGGCAACAGGATGCTCCCGATTCCGGTGGTAGGGGCGTCTGGCTGGCCTGCCTGTTGCAGAAGCTGTTTCATGATAGATCTCGCGTCACGCCCGAAGGGATCTGGCTTGAGTTCGACGGCCTTGAATGCGGCCCAGTCTCGACAGTAGCAGATGTCCTGGGCGAAACGGATCCCCTCGTACAAAGCCTCAGTGATTTCCGACTCAGACATACCGCAACCGGCGCGGATCAAAGGCGTCAGTTCGCCGAAGACTTTCTCGAAAAAGGCCATCGGGCCTGCCCCGGAGAAACCATCACACAGATCTCGAGGGTCTGCGTAAGTTTCCGATAGATCGTACAGACGCTGCAGGATCGCGACCCACTGAATCACCTCTTCCGGCTTCAATACCCCTCGAAGAGTCCTGATCTCGATCGAACCGAACTTGACGAGGGCGTTGCAGTTAAACCCGGCGTAATGGAGGCCGTCACGGAGTTCGAATCGCCCCTCGGTCTTGATGAATTTCTTGATCGAAGACACGATAGCCGGAGCGTCCTTTGCCCGGAGACAGAAGAGATTTCCCACCCGGTGGTCTCCGCAGAATCCGGTGAGAACCTCCTCGAAGCAGAAGTAGAGGGCCGAAAAAGCTGCGAGACGGTTGAAGTGGAACGTCTGGCAGTTAAGGTGGACGTGGACGGAAGTTCTGTTACTGTCCGACAGGACGGAGCCGTATGCGCCGAGCTGCCCCCAAAGGAAGTTCACCGCGTCAGGGACTTCGGAGAATTCGATGGGACGACGGAGAACGTATTCTGCGTTATCCTGCCCACGAAGAGAGCCGTCCTTGTGGTATTCCCAGTAAGGGGCGATGTATTCGTTGGACTTCGGAAACTTGTTGCCTTCGACCTCGATCTCTAGACCCACGCGTCCCTTCGTAGCCTTCTTACGGAGGACAGACATGATGTTGAAACCGAGAGCCGGGGTTGCCGGTTTCTTGATAAAGACTTCAGACATATTGACTCCTGTCTTGTCCTACTACTTGTATACTGCGGAAAAGAGTCGCAACTCTTTGACGACCTCTTGCAAATGCCCGTGGTCTGGCCCCAGTTGGCAGACGGTGAAATCGTTGTGCGGCAAGACCCCGACTACTTCCGTCCGATATGCCAGATAGATTGACCGCAAAGGGCCCCTGATAAAGGCGAACTCACGGTGGAACGCTACCCCGTCGTTCATCACGAGAGGGTCTAGTAACTCCTTGAGACACTCCTTCGCCGTCGGATACGCCCCGATGATCGTGTCCCTGAAATACTGCGAACCAGGGTCATGCCGCATGGGAGATCTGCTGCTCTTAAGGACCGACACAGGGTTGTCGACGATCCCCTGCATAATCAACCCCTGCTCTGTCTTCCGCAAAGGGTGTCGCTCGGCATAAGAAACAAGGCCGTCAAAGTTCACCATCCCGAGCGGAAATGGCCGGAATTTGTTGAACAACGGTGAGTTCATCATCTTCCGGATCACGCCGAACCCAGGATTCGTCTCCATCCATACGTCCAGAGCCTTGCCTGTCTCCGGGGAGTCGCTGTTCATCGTATAAAGAGGACAAGGAGGGCTCGTGACGACGTTGGCGACACGTTCTTCGTATTCCTTGCCCGTCTCTTCTAGGTAGATGCGGAATATTCCGTCACCCTTATGATCAGACACCAAGTGGACGTGATACGGTTTGCCGTCGTAGCAGACGACAGTCCCTCGAAGGCGCATATTCGCCTCCGCCGTCGTTTCGTAAAAGTTCTTGTGATTCATGACTCACCTGTCGTTAGTGTTCAGACCCGGCGGTAGGAACTGTCGAGGGTCGCAACCGGGAAACGGAAGTTTGTCGAGAAGTCCTTGCTTGAAACCCCTTCGTTAATCAGGCGAAGGAGTGCGTCCCTGTGACGAGAGGACGCCCGATCCGGCAGGTAAGCCGACCGCATGTCGTGGATCGCCTGCTGCATCCGATTCCAAACAAGGCAACGGCGATCTCGGGTCGTTATCCAGAAGTTCGAGAGGACTCGGTATTCAACCCCATAGGTCTTGTAGCGGCAGGCACCGGCCTTTCCGTAGAGACGGCGACGAGTCATGTCGGGATCCATCGCGACAGACCAGCCCCCGAGATACCAGTCAAGCTGCTTGACGAGATCGCGGCAGTGGGTGATATGTTGGAGGTCTGATAGATCACCAGAATCAGTCCACCCGATGTGGATGTGGCCCGAAGCCGTCCGGAGATACTCGTCGTTGCAGGATGGCGGGGGATTAACGTCACCCGTCCAGGCGTCAAAGTCGGGCGAACAACCGAGTTCCTTCGCAATCGCGGGTGCGGCGTCGAAGACCTCGGGATCGAAACGGACGGCGGGGACTGCGTCGAGGGTATGCCCCTTCGGGAGCATCGACTCGAGTTGTCCCATGACGGCGGCGATGTTCCTGTTCCACTCCTTGAAGGTGCTGACGGGTTCGATGTTAAACTCCGCAGCCATCCCGTCCACCTGGACGGCGCCGAACTCGACAGGGTGGGGGGCGGCCTTCGTCCCCGGCAAAAGACCCTCCGCCGAGACGTAACGACCCTTGTCGTCCTTGACGAACAACTCGGGGTCGCAACCGAACTTGAAACCTTCCATCGCCGGGATAGGGCTCACAGACATGTCATACTCCTTGTCTTTCTCAGGGTTTTCGTCGCTCCTACGGATCTTCACAGACTTCCATGTGCCGTTGGGCGATAGGTCTGCCTCCGAAAGCAGCGTTGTCAGTTGTCCTTCCCAGTCCGGGAAAGGGATTGGCGGGGGATTGTTCGTGACAGGCATCAGACAAGAACCTCCACACGGGGCGAGACGATACGAGAAGACTCACCATCGCCGCCGACGCAAGAAGAACAAAGGACTGCTTCGTCCTTCTCGAAGATAGCCACGCCCGCGTCACCGTATTCGACAGTCGCCCCGCACCAAGAACAACCATACTTCGCCAAGACGTCGAACTTCGCCTTGTCGATGAATCCTGCAAGAGGGCTTTCGGGGGATCCCTCAAGGACGATGGTGAGTGGTTCCTTCTGCGTCTTTCCGGGGGGGTTAGCCGATGTGGCTCGTGTGGCCCCAAGGGATGTCGTCGAAGTCGTCGTCGAACCAGCCGTCTGCCCAGTGGCGCGCTGAAAAGGGTCAACGCCACAGGAATGTGTCACCGCCGGCTTGGGCTCCTTTCCCTTCAGAGTCTTGACGATAGGGACAGGCATCTCCTCTTTCTTCTTTCGAAGCTCCTCGAGATCGAACTGATACCAGGCGTCGAGTTCCGTCGGCCAATACTTATGACCAGTCTTGTCCTCCGTATACATCTTGATGTCGGTAGGCGACATCCTCACCGAGGCGTCGATCGTCGGCCACTCTGAAGCCCAGTAGAGCCTGTCGAAGCCTTCGCCCCAACCGAACCACATCGGACGCTCCTTGTTCCGCAGGAAGTTCAGTGACTTGTCTTTCCCGTCATACCAGACAAGAGACCAGGCCCCTTGGAGAAGGGGTGCCGTTTCTTCGATCCCCAATTTGTCGATCGCGGCGAAGATAGCCATGCTGTCTGTCGGATACTCTTCGCCTACCGCCTGTTCGAGGGCCCGGTAAGACGACATGTCGAGCGTCCCGTTGTGGGCGCCGATGATGTCACCAAACTGGTAAGGGTGGGCGTTAGACGTGTTGATGACGCCACGGGTTGCTGCGCGGTTGTGGCCGAGAAACACCGTCGAGTTAAACCCGGTGCAAGCAGTCCCGAAACTTTTCATGTCGAAGAGGTCGACCGGGTGTGAAGGCACCTTGGAGATCTTCGTAGTCCCGTCCTTCTTGATGCCCGCGAACCCTGTCGAATCAGGTCCTCGGAAATAGTCGAACATCAGCAGACGCTTCATCGTCGCTTCGTCCTTGTGTGCGAGATCCCCCGCGATACCTACGTGACCGCACATCAGACTTTCTCCTTCTTTGCCGCCCATCCGGCGGCACGTTGCTTGACGAGGTCGTCCTTGACACGCCGTCGTCCTCCCTGCCAGTCGGTGTCAGGGTTGCAGACGATGAGATCGTTGATCTGGTCGAGACACCACTTCGTATACGCGTTGTAGTTTCGATACTCCGGATGCCCCTGGACACCTAGGCAGCAGGTGTCGCGGTAGAAGTAGGCCTCGATATCCTGGCTCTGGCCGGTCTCGACGTCGAGGTTGTTCAAAGCCCTGACACGAGACTTCGACGTCGTCGCAAGGATCTCCATGCCGCCTTCGGTGTTCGGACGACAGGCTTGGTGATGGACCGACGACACGTTCTGGATCACGTTCTTCGTCCTACGGTCGTAGATCGCATGGGCGCCGTTATGGGCGTCAACGTCCTGGAAAAGCTTTCCGCCATTCATGACATGAAGGAACTGTGCGCCGCGGCAGACACCAAACATCGGGATACCCTGTTCGACGCAACGCTGATACATCAGGATGTCTGACGTGTCACGCCCGTCGGAGAACGATGTGCTGAAATGCTTCTCCTCGTTGTAGAGCGCCGGGTTGACGTCGTGTCCTCCTGTGAAGACGACGATGTCCGCCTCTTCGGGGGTGTCCGCTCGGGTGCATTTGGATCGGACGAACATCTCGGCAAACGCACGCTGTTCGAACTGGTCGCCGTGGACGTAGACCTCGAGATACATTTCGGGGTAGGAGAGGTGGGAGTCTTGGACCAAAATGACCTTCCTTCTGTTGCCGCCGCGGGCGGATACGTTGAGTGCCGACAAAGGGACGATATTCGTCATCGCGCCAAGGACCTCATTTTGGGCGCCAAGAGGGTTCTTTTGCGCGCCAGAGACGTTGTCGGACGGGGGGTTACCCGCGCCAGAGGCCGCGCCAAGCGCGCCAGAGGCTACTTTTCCCGCGCCAAGGGGATTCGACCCGCTACATGAGGTAGTGGACATAGCATTCTCCTTCTTCATCCGAGCCCGTCGGTTCCTGCTTCTCTTCCCCACTGGGAGCCTCCTGAATAACATCGTCTTTCACGACGTCCCTTATCACGCCTCGGAGGGTTGAAAACGCCTCGACGTCATACCCGAGGTAGTATGCTCGAAGTGCCGTATACATCCGGCTGTCGATAGACATGATCTTTGTCTCTCTTTTACGCCTCCTGGCAAGTCTTGCCAAAATCAGTGGGGGGTGGTTTGGATTCAACGGTTTCCCACCTTCACCACCCCCCTTCGTGCCGCACCCGTCTCCGGTGGCCCTTCCTTTTCCGCAAGGAGAGGGTCGGTGGAGGCTGGATGCCTTACGCGCCTTGGGACAACGAGCCTTACGACGTTGCATTGCCAAACACTCCCTTTGGGTCATGAACCCAGACGGTGAGAGGAGTCGAACCCCTCTTATAGCGCCTCGGGGCACGATGATAGATCAAGGATCGAGGAGATCAGGCGGCGACCGGAGCCGGCGCGACGGGCTTCGCGAAGCAGGAAGGAACCGCTGCCTTCTTGGCGGGCATCTTCTCCGTGGCCTTCTTCACCACGATCCTGTTGTCCCGAAGAACCTTGGGCTCCTGCGGGTTTTCGGAGCGCAGACCCGCGAGGATGACAGGGGCGCCTGCCGCCACGACTTCAGACTCCTTGACGATCTTGGTCGGCCCGTGGGCCGTCCAGAGGCCGTGCTGGGCAGCCTTCTGCCCCTTCGTCAGTTCCTTACGGCGTTTTTCCGGAAGCTCCTGCCACGCCTCAGGAACCACGTCCGGAAGATCCGTCCAACCCTTCGGCGGGGTGAATGCGTCCTTGACGGCGCCGTTGCCGATGTTACGAAACAGGGCGAAGACGTGGTTCTTGTGCGGCGAACCCTGGAACCCTTCAGGAGGCGGGACTGCCTCGCCGGTGTAGACGGAGTTGTCGACAGTCCGGATGAATTCGAATCCGTTCTCCTTCAAGATCTTCAACCAGTCCTTGCCGGGAGAGTGAGACACCTGGGACTCCGTCAGGATCGCGAAGAAGGCGTGGTTCGGCATGTCGCGGGAAGAGAAGGTCCCGATACGGAGACGCTCCTCGAAGATCTCCCGGTAGGTCATGCCGACGAACGCACGCTCGGTCGTGTCGTCCTTGTGCATCAAGGGGCCGCCGCCGTCACCCGATACGAGCTGGATCGAGGCCTTGGCGTCGGGGGCGACCTTGAAGTTCTGGATGATGTCGGCGGCACAGCAGCCCCAATACGAGCCGGGGATCGACGAACCGAAACGAAGGAATTCCATTTTAATCTCCTGAGTTGTTGACTACTTGGCACTCATGCCGCTGTCACGGCGCCTTCTTCCCTTCCTTCTCGAGGATCTTGTGGTAGACGTAACAGGTGTTGTTGCTGTTACTGTTCGTGAAAGTAGACACAAGGGAGAACCCCCGTTCTACGACAAGAGGGCCCCATAGGTCGTTTTGTTGGATGAGACAGGGGTCTTCTCCCGCGACATTCCTCCAGACTCGCATCGACGAGAGGACGATCTCGATCAGGTGAGAAGGCCGGCGTCGCTTGACGTATTTGAGATACCGATCGAGTCGCCGGAGTGTCGTCTCCTTGGGGGCCTCTTCGTTGTAGAAGGAGAGGGAAGAGGATACTTCAGCCCCGTATGCGTCTTCGTTGCACGGAGAGGCCGTCCCCGCGACGGCAGGCTCCGGTTCTTCAGGGCCCCCTTTGAAGCCGTAGATAATCTTGATCCCGCAGCATTTTCCACCGTGATTCACAAGTTGCAGCATCAGCCGACTCCTTCTGTCTGCGACGTCTTGGCCTCGATGACGTCTTTGGCCAGTGGTGCCAAGTCCGGGGCCTTCCTGGCCGGGGTCTCCGGGATCATGTAGGTCGTCCAGTCGCCGGACTCGATAAGCGGCTGGTTCCTGACGACATGCGGATAGTCGTAGACGAAGACGTCGTAGCCGAGGGCCGTCTTGGCCGCGATCCTCGTGAAGAGATTCGGGTGGCCTTCATACATGTCGATGGCGCCGACGACAGACGGATCGAGGATCCGGAAGAGATCGCCGTGGACGACGGGGAACGAGGGCTTGAAGCCTTCGGACGTCCGGAGATACTTGACCCCCGGATAATGGCCGAGGGCGTAGAGCGACCCGTTGATGCAGTCGGTAGACAGGAACTCCACCTTCCCTGGGTGCATTCGTGATAGATCGGCGTATTCACCGAGACGAAGCGTCCCGTATACGAAGAGGATGTCGTCTTTCTTCATGTCGTGAACTCCCTGTATGCGAAGTCGATGAGGACATAGGCCCCGAGGAGGAGGATCGGGATCGTCACCAGAGCCGAGGTGTCAGGAACCTTCGAGTCCAGCCACTGGACAAACACCCGGGTTGCATGGGCGATCGAGATCAGTCCGACGATCGTCCCGAGAGAGACAAAGAGTATCTTGTCCATAGTTCCCTTCCTCAAAAGCCTTGTATTCGAGATATTCTCGGTTTTCGATAGCAACCTCCTTGGTCTTCTTCAGTCTTCAAACAGCGCCACGAGCCTGTCAAAAACCTTTTGACAGCGTTCACTCAACCGGACTCTGCCCCGGACTTCCTGGGCAAGAGACTCCCATGACAATATTTCGCAGGCTTGGAGCGCCTTTTCTTCCGCCGGGGTGAAGAGGGGTATTGACTGCCTGTCAAGATACTTCGCGAATGCAAAGATCCCCGGGAAGTTCTGGGGACAAGAGAAGGCTTGACACTCTTTCGAAGCCATCCCTGCCTCTTCCAGCGCCTGCCGTATCGCCTTCTTAGAGACGGCGACGCCACAGTGGTTCACCATCGTCTCGTTCTTCGGTGGTTTCTCGACGAGCGGAAGGAGATTCTGCTTGACGCCATAACCGCCAAAACCCCTGTCTACGAGGGAGATGATCCGCAGCCTTTCCTTCGTCACGGGGTCCATCAGAAGCCCTCCCGCTCTAGGTCGATCAGGCCGGCAACGAGGCCGAGCAGGGTCCCGAAGAAGGCCGCAAGGACGATTCCCCAAGGGCCTAGGTTGGCCCCGAGCCAATGTCCTACGAAGCTGGCTACAACGACGGCGAAGATGATCGTCCGATACTTGTTGATGAAGGTGCGCATTTTATTCCTTTCTGTTCCGGGCGTCTTGGCACTACTTGCCAGACACAAGGGCCCTAACGGGCCTTATACTTCGCGTTCAGCATCCGCTGACGCATCTTCTCGATGGTGTTGAGAGGTTTCCTTCCTGCGATAGTCGCGACGTTGGCTTCAAGAACCTTCTTGGCCGAGGGCATGAGTCCGACAGCCTTCCTCCGTTCGTCGGCCTTGGGATTCTTTGTCGCCTCTAGATACCTGTCGAGATCCGGCAACCCCTTCCCGTCGTCACGGTCTGCCGTGTCCCAACGGTCGCCACGGGACGCGAACATGTCGTGGTTGTTCTTCATATTCCTCCCCTTCAGTAACGGATCGAGACGAGCCGGTCACCGAACCTGTCTTGGACGACAGGCTGCCAGTCGTCAGACTCCGGACCGTCGGGGTCTTCAGGAATCTTGGCACTACTTGCCAAAGACGGTTGGAACGCCTCGGGATCAAGGGCACAGTCCCATGCCTCGGACGGGGTTGAGAGGCAGGCTTCCTCGAAGTCAAAGACTTCTGCGTCATAGGAGTCGGGCGTCATCATGATAGATCACTTCCGGATGGACGGATGGATGGAAGGGGGGCTTTCACCCCCCGTCCGGTGACGATCAGGCAGGGATCTCGAATACGAATGCCTGCTGGATTGCGTCGAGTAGGTTGAGATACGCCGCCTGCAAAACCTTGTCGTCGCGAATCTTCCCGGTGACGGCTTCGGATACGATCGTTTCAGCCATCTTGGCAACCTTGTCGGGGTTAAGCAAGGGTTCGGCCCTCTCGCTGTATTCCTTCTTGATCGCTGCGAAGCTGTCATACGCCGTCCATAGCGTTACGCCGCCGTCGTTCAGGGAATAGACTACGGCTTCGACTTCCTCAATCGGGAGGCCAGCGAAGAAGTCGGGCTTGCCTTGATTCGTGACGTATTCGTAGGCCGATACTGCCCGGACGATACGCTTCCTGATTGCTTCCCCGCGTCCTTCGGGCGTCTTTCCGGGTGTCCCGTCCTTCTTCGGCTTGTATCCGAATACGTCTCCAAGGGTTGCAGAGACTTCTGCCAGCGAGACAAGCCCCGCTGCCGCGCCCTGATAGAGTCGGGAGCCTGCCTTATCGGCTTCCATATCGGCCACCTGCCCGGCAACCTTGCTTTCCGTCCCGTAGTCGGCGGCCATTGCAAGCGATTGCTTGACGCCAGACAGCAGTTCAACCTTCCTTGCAAGTGTCTTTGCCTGTTCTTCCCGCAACTCATCCGCGAGATTGACCACAACCTTGCCGTCGATGTTGGCACCACTTGCCAAAGTTTCCGTTGCTGCGACTGCCGCGATTGCTGCGCTTGCTACTGCCATCTTCTTCACTCCTGTTCATGCACCTAGGCCCATGGCCCTTGGCACTACTTGCCAAAACCGCCGTTCTGTGCGCTAGGCGCAAGGCGGGCAGTCCAGACAACATAGCATAAACCGTGCCAAACCTGTTTTTCCCTTGCTTTTCAAGGACTTACGGGACTGCTCGTGTATTAGCCAAGGCTGATACTGTAAGCCGTGCCGACACTATGAGACAGCCCAGGCATCGCCCTTATCCCCTGTTTTCAATCACTTAGCCCGATAGAGTATGTGTAAGGTATTCCGACACTCCCTTCTGAGATAATGACACCCGCGAAGGGTCGGGAGATTCCCGTTTGTTATCAATCACTTAGGGGGGGGGCCATGAAACCCGTCGTCGTTCCTGCGTAACTCGGGCGCCGTCACGGAATATTGAAAAATTCAGAAAACGAAAACGAAAATGA